GCAAGCTGGGCGCCGGGTGCAAGCTGGGCGACGTGTGCAAGTTGGGCGACGGGTGTGAGCTGGGCTACGGGTGCGATGTTCCGAAATCGCTATTTATCAGCGCATCTCGCCATGCAGTATCCTATTGGGGTGAGGATGTTATTCAAATAGGATGCAAACGCTACACCATTTCCGAGTGGCAGAAGCATTTCCGAAAAATTGGCGAGGCCAAAGGCTATAGCACCGAGCAGATGGAGGAATACAAAGGATATATAGACCTGATCGCCACCATGCACAAGACGTGGGCGTTACACTAAATACAATATTTAGCCATGAAAAGCGAAAAAGCAAAAGAATTTATCGACGGGTACATCAATAATCTCACGGCAGAGTTGGCGGACCACGCGAAATGGCAGATTCGGACTGCAATGACCCACACGGCCGACCTCGCCGAGCAGGAGGCCGAGGAGCGGATGCGGAAGAAAGCGATCAGTGCATTCGACGATATGTGGTTTGAGAACGGAGAGTTCGAACCGGATTACGAGTACCACCGAAGAAATTTCATCCAAAAACTGAACGAGAATGAAAACGATTGAGGAAAGAGCGAAAGAATGGATTGATTCGCTGGGAGCAGGTCTCGTGCATCCATACAACAGACAGGCGATGATAGACGCCTATATCGCCGGGGCAAAAGCCCAGTATGAGGAGCTGACGCGCTGGCACGACCCGAAAGAGGAATTGCCGGAATATATTAAGGTTGTAGAGGTGAAATACAAGGCTTTTAATAAAATCATGATGGCAATAGCATTTCGATTGGGTGATTTATGGAGTGGCAAAAATAAGTGGTGTATTGATAGGACAAGTGTCCACATTGACCACGAAAACATCCTCGGCTGGCGGGAGATTCACGAATAAGACAGAGATATGACACCGAAAGAACTTTACGAATAGGCGGTAGATAATGACTGCGAGGCGTGCGACATTAGTGTGTGCATCCTTGAAGATGGCGTATAATATATACTTGATTTTGATATAACAGAGTTAACACTACGAGGATGAAAAACGCAATTACGTCCTCCGCCGCGTTTCGGAGCTAAAACGGAAGAGAAAATGAAGACTGAAATTATAGCGTGGGTGCTGCTTTTAATCCTCGGAATTGCCACTGTTTTGCTTGGGTATCGCGCCGTGGAGATGCACGAACGGGTCAGAAAATCAATCAAAGAACTCAAAAAAGAAATAGAATCCCATGAAAACAGGAATTGAGATAATCGCAGAAAGGGAAAGCAAGGCATTCACGGCAAATGGAATGTCACGCGAGGAACTGAGACTGAATTACAATGCGGCCTGCAACGCCTATCAGGCTGCTTTCTGCGAAAAGCACGGCTACGACTATGATCCGGCTGCGTGGGTAGGCAACGACCCCGGAGGAATTGCAGAAGTCGGCGATCTATTCGTGAGTATGGCCGATATGTTGACGGACATCGACCGGGACGCTCCGGAGGAGGAATACATCAAGTACTATGACTACTGTATGCGTGTTGGGGCAATCGCCAACGGCGAATTAGAAATCCCGAACTACGACAGCTGGCTGCGGGGATGTCCGCGGCTGGACGAAGAGCAAATAGCCCGGCTGGAGGAATTGCAGCGTGACATTCGTGATGCGGAATTGCATCTGAGAGTGGCTATAGAAAGACTGAACAACCTAAAACAAGAATAGCCATGAAGAAGATTATGTTTAACGACCGCTACGGACTGACGGATGCGGTGATCGAGGGCCGAAAGACTATGACGAGGCGGCTGATTCCTGATGAATTTTTCGGCCTTACGTGGGACACGAGGGGCAACACCTTGGTTTATGAAAACGAATACGGGGATTTTATTGATGTCAGGCTCTCGAAGTATACCCGCTACAAGGTCGGCGAGATCGTGGCCGTGGCGCAAAACTATTTTTTAACTTATGATGAGAGTAAGTGGGAAAACGGAATTTGGTATAATGAGTTTGCAGACGGGAGCGATATAACAAATCACGCAGGGTGGATTAACAAAATGTTCGTCAAAGCCGAGTATATGCCCCACCAAATCCGCATCACGGGAATCCGGTGTGAGCGGTTGCAGGATATTTCGGACGAGGACTGCATGAAAGAGGGAGTAGTAGGCGGGATAATTGGGTATTATGTTCCCGGCATACAATGCAAGGATTGGAGCAAAGAATCGTATGTAGATACCGAGGATGGCAGAACTTGGAAATTATTCCCTACTCCCCGCGAAGCCTTCGCCGCACTAATCGACAAGATTTCCGGCCGGGGTACGTGGGAATCGAATCCGTGGGTCGTGGTTTACGAATTTGAGTTGGTGAAATAGTATGAAGAATTTCGATTTAGCAGCCGCCATGCATGGCGCGCCGGTGTGTACGAGAGGTGGAAAAACCGCAAGAGTTATATGTTATGATCGTAGGGGATCAGTGGGAGAAAGAGTCATGGCCCTACTGAATGAAGGTAGCTATGAATCCGTGGAGTTTTATACCGACAACGGGGAATTAATACCTGACGAAATAACCCAGAAGGACCTTATGATGCGCGATGATGACTACGAATATAAGTTGGCACGGGGAGAGTACGGGCCAACCGTCAAAGAAAACTTGACAGTTGATACCCCAACTTGTAAGGATTCCTTACCAGTTGACCGGGAGTACTGGCGGCGGGTGTATGCCGGGCAAATAATGCCGGTCGTATTCCATGCTGCTATTACTACTGGTGCGAAGGTTAAAGACGAATACAAGGACATGCCGGCTGATGTAGCAATTGCTCGTTCTACGATTACCCTTGCCGACGCTCTCCTGGCAGAGCTGGAGAAGAAATAAAAAAGAGGCAATCCCGAAAGATCACCCCTACACGCAGGATAAAGGTAGTGATTAAATTCGGGATGTGCAATGGGGATCAAGAAAAAAAGAAAAGGTGGGGCACGCGATGAATCGGAGGTTAATATAGATTTCAGCAGGATCGAGTTGTTAGAATCAATTATCGTCAAAGATAAAGAATTTGGGGTCCATTTTAATCACTCATTTTCTTATCGCTTCAAGTGTCATAAATCTCAGCCGATATTATGGCGTGGGATAAAAAAGGTAATCAGAAAATATATCGACGGATGGCAGCAGAAGCTGCCTTTTATTTAATAGGATATGGATAGTATACTTATGCAAGTCATGCAAGATCGGCAAGCGGATGCGATGTTCTTGGTTCGTGCATCTGATTTGCGTACCTTTGCGAATGCACTCATTCAGGAAACAGGTAATAGTATAGCCGAAAAAACCTTTAGTGCTGTCAAGGCTGCTATGGGGGATAAGATGGAATATTACACCCGCGAGGAGACTTCTGGAATTTTGAGGGTATCCTATCCGACATTACATAGGTGGGAGAAAGAAAAGTGTCTAAATCCGATAAGAATAGGACGAAAAGTGCTATATTTGCGTAATGAAGTGGACGCAATCAAAGCACAAGGCCGATCACGAAGTTTGGGTAAGTAAATGTTAAACGGGTATTATATCGCCAAAAACACGCCGAAAATATCAACAATAAAAATAGCAACCATCTATAAATCAGATGATTGCTTATTTTAAGTTGTAGTCCCGACGGGACTAAAGGAAATGTTATCTTATGAAATCATCGAGATAACATAGAGTAACAAAATCTGCTCTCAATACTATAGAATGGCGTTTTTGTTGATGGCATGAAACGACCGAAATATCATCAGATAAAACCTAAGTCGCCAAAAAGTCGCCAAAAATTCTTGAAGTTATATATGGTTAGTTATATTTGCATTTGTGCAAATGTAACTAATTATGGCGACAATCTACTACTCCCTCTCGGCTAAGGAAAATTCATGCGGTTTACACGAGGTGCTGATTCGGTTTACTCATGGACGTTTCAACCAACGTGCCAAGACCGGCATATATGTTCTGCCTGAATATTGGAACGAGAAGACGCAATCAATCTTGATTCCCCGCTATAGGATGATGTCGCCAGCCCGGCAGGATATTGTCGAACAAGCAAATGAGGCCCATGCTAAATTATCGGCATTAACCTCTTTTGTCATGCAGTCTTTTATCGATGGCGGGGCGGGGAAGATGGGGTTGCCTGTGAGTTGGCTCCGTGATGTTATTACACCCTACTCGGTGGGTATGTCGCAGGATAAGGATATATGGGCTTGTTTCGAAAGCTATATCTCGAAAAAGAACTTTTCCGAGCGTCGCATAATGGCATTTAACGTGCTTATACGAGTACTTAAGCGTTACGAATTATATAAGAGGATTTCTGATCGAAATTTCACACTCTCCCTATTAACGTTCACTCCTGAAATGCTGGATGACTTTGAGGACTTTTATCGCAGAGAATACGAGATATGCGAGGATTATCCCCATATATATACGTTGGTTCCGGATTCAAGAATGCCGCAGCAGCGCGGGCATAATACTGTTGCCAGCAAAATGATCTTGTTGCGCGCCTTTTTAAATTGGGCCGCAAATAATGATCTTATACCCTCCAATCCCTTCCGTAAGAAAGAGATAAAGCAGGCTGTCTATGGAACGCCTATTTACATTACAATTGCCGAACGGAACAAGCTGTATAATACAAATCTATCCCGTCATCATAAGCTGGCTGTCCAGCGAGATATATTTATATTTCAGTGCTTGATTGGATGTAGGGTAGGGGATTTGCTTGGACTGAAGCGCAATAATGTAGTAAAGGGCGCTGTGGAGTATATTCCGCGTAAAACCAAAGAAGGACATCCGGTAACGGTGCGTGTACCTCTGAACAATATTGCTCAGGATATCATAAAAAAATATGAATCATCCGAGCATGAGATGTTGTTGCCGTTTATTTCAGAGCAGAAATATAATGAAGCGATTAAAAAATGCTTTCTTGCTGCGGGCCTTAAACGGATGGTAAATGTGCTCAATCCGATTACTCGTGAACCCGAACAGAAGCCGCTTTATCAAGTAGCCTCCTCTCATATGGCTCGCCGAACTTTTATCGGCAACCTGTATAAGAAAGTCAAGGACCCGAACCTTGTAGGGTCCCTATCTGGGCATACTGAAGGTAGTAAGGCATTTGCCCGCTATAGGGACATAGACGAAGAGATGAAGACCGATCTTGTAAAACTTCTTGAATAGTTAAATCGTATCCATCAACTTGCATATGACTGCGGCGAATAAGGGCGCCGAACATTCGCTTACTTCAAGCATCGCCAGCCAGTATTTCATGTTGTCATCTTCCATGTTTATCACATTTGCAGCAGGTGAATCGGTGTATATCCGACCATAGAGCGGTATTTATGTCGCCGGTCAGATATGCAACCTCTTCGCCGGCCATATCCATACTATGCGTCGAAGCAATATCATCGACCAGATGTCTCAGTTCGTGTTCAAAAGAGTTCAGGAACTCGGCTGGCGATGACGCCAGCCCCACGATCATCACCGTGCGCCTGAGCTTTTTGTTGGAATAGGTGAAACCGGTGTCCATATCGCACTTCAGCAGATTGTCGCGGATATGATCCATTAATTCAGCTGGACATTGTATGTCGTTAAGGGACTTGATTATAGAGTCTGTATGATAGCATGTGACGGCGAAATACACCCTCACATTCCAGTCGTAGGCATCTATATTCAAATCCCTTATTTTCATTGTTCGCCTTTCCGTTCTCCGTATTTGCGCCAGTTGCGCGCCAGTTGTCTCCGTTGCTTGCGGTTGAAGCGTTTGTTGTCCAGCACGTCGTTTACGGCTGTCGCCAACTCCTGATACTTGTCGCCCGGAAGGTTACGGACGAGCGCTGCGATATTTTTCATCGATTTCACCTTTTTCGTTTGTGAATTCGCTTAGCTGCGGCATATCTTCCATGACTTACATCATTTCTTCCCAAGGTATGGGAGTTCCGGAACCAATAGTGTCGGCGTAGTAGCGAGTGAAAGGCATACCGTCGTATGCGTCTTCATCGTCGATGAAGTCTTTGATGAACATGGCGAGGTACTGCTGATTGGGGATCGACGATCCGAAATAATCAGAAATTGCCATGTTGCATACGTATACGCAGTCGTATCCCTTGTCTTTCTTGAGTTCGATGCCGTACTGCTTCAACAGCGCATCGACCTTCTCTTTGGTGTAGGGTTCGATCTTCTTGCCGTTTCGATCCCGCATATGGGATACGGCGAATTCGCACATCTTCTTTGAAAAGTGCCATCCGTAATTTGCGAGATACTCCCGGAATCCTGCCGGAAAGTTATCATATGTATCTAATCTGTTCATATCAGTCTGAATTAAAAAGGAGGGAGCCTGCGGCCCCCTCCCGCCGGTTTAACGCCTGCGATAACGCGAGTATCGACCCGTACCCTTGACGCCACGGCGCTCGCCGTATCCGTCACCGTCGTAGCCATCCATGTCCCCGCCATAGTCCCGGCGTTCGCCGTAACCTCCGCGCTCACCGTAGCCCCCGCGGCCTTCACGCCGGCCTTCCTCGAAGCCTTCCTCGTAAGCGCGCTGAAGCTCCCGCTCCATCTCCTCTTCGTGGCCGTCATATCCGCCTCGGCCTTCACCTATGATTCTCCAACCCATAGTTACTTAGTTTTTGCAGGTGCTTCAGTCTTGACAAGGCTCCTCAGTTCTTCCGCCGTCGGTATTTTGCTTATGCGCTCGTTCATATCAGCTATCATCCTGCGTAATTCCCGATTTTCGGACTCAAGTTCTTTCGTGCGCGCAGCTTCGGGGTCGAGCTGCATCAGGATCGAGTCGTAAATCTCCAGATTGGCTTTGTGCTTTTCGTAGGATTCTACGATGTCTCGGCTCATCTGCTGCGCCTCCATAATTGTAGGCTTCAGCCCGTCGCGTGTTGTCGCTACGGTGAGTCCGTCTTTCGAAACGATGTCCGCCAGCATGGGGACGCCCCACGGCTCGTTGCCCTCTATCGAGATATTGATGAACTGCTGCATCGGCGAGAACTGCCCCGGTTTCTGGGGCGGAATGTACGGGGCCGACACATCTTTTACATTCGCTGTATAAAACTTTGGCTGCTCGCGATTGTCGAAGACGTAGACTAAGGAGCCTTTTTTCAAGTTCTGAAACATCTTGGTTAATGATTTGTGAAAGTCAGGGAGAAGGAGTTACCTTCTCCCGTTCTTTCTGTTAATTGTTTTTTTAATTCAGACGGCACCGGTCATCAATTGCAAAGTATCGGTCTGCTTGTCATACCATATCTGGTATACCCCTGAACCCGGAATATCCGATACTGTGACATTTGCTCCGTTGTACGTCGTCAGATTCTTATTTTGCCCGTTGGTTTCAAACAGCACGGGAAGCGTTCCCGTTGTGCCGGCAGGGACTTCCTGTACCAACTCAACCAGCACGAGTCCTCGGTACCACGAATTTGCAAATGCGTGGTTGGGAAAGGAAAACACAACACCCGTGGTCTCCACTGTCACGCCCGTAGTTTTTAGTACCGGTATGCCCCTGCGGTTAACATACTGAAATGGGAATACTGCCATATTTTTGTAATTTAAGTTATTATAACTAATTTTACATCGGGATAGGTTGGAGTCATGACCAACTGATAAGGGCTTGCCAAACGTCCTTCCCTCTTTTTCTCGTTTGGCACCACTAAATTGTTTGGCAATGACAAATCGGGAATTTATAGAGAGAATTGCTCTCGAAGGAGAAGAATGGCGTATTATTGATGGTACGCTCGGCTATTTCGCGGTATCTGATTACGGTAGAGTTTCATCGCTATCCCATCGCGTGAGCGGAGGTAATAACAATAGTTGGATGACTAAACCTCGCATATTAACTCCTCGCCCAAATAGGGGAGGATATTTGAGAGTTAGACTTACATCCCTACACGGAGTCGATAAGACTGAATTAGTCCATAGGCTTGTTGCTAAAGCGTTCATCCCCAATCCTAATAACTATGCATATGTAGACCATATAGATGGGAACCGCACGAACAATGTGGCACATAATCTTCGTTGGTGCACTCGTTCAATGAACATGCTTAACCCTGTCACAAGAGAGTGTGCAGCAAAAGCACGAAGAATACCCAACAAGAGAAACAGAAAGCCAATTGTTCAAATTAAAAATGGAATATTGGTTGCAAAATATAAAACAGCATCCGAAGCCCATCAGTTACACGGATTTCACATCGGAGGAATATATGAATGTATTCGAAAGCCAACTCGCACATTGAAAGGATTTCATTGGCGCTGGCTTTCGGATTGGGAAGCCCCTTATCAGTAAGTCAAAGAACATTTCACCTATCGGCGAATAATAGCATTATCCCCAAAATCCGCCGTTCCCCCCAAAGCCAAACCCTGCACCATATCCGAGACCATATTGTGCGGCAATACACGTAGGCACACCGACAATAGGCGAATAGGGCACAGTAGCCGTTTCGGGCAGCTTGCACTTGATGTTATTCACGTCATTCTGCAAAGCCGCTACAGCGGCGTTCACGGGGGCTACAGCCTGTCCTACAACACCGGCCATGTAGGCGTTTTGGTGTTCGAGGTTGAGCTGCGTAGTCAGAGTGCTGTTCTTCTCGCGCAGGGCATCAATTTTATCCTGCAATGCAGCTGCCTGCATTTGATCCAGTTTGGAAATTATCGCTGTAGTCCCGCTTTGAGAAGTTTCGCGAATTGTGTTTTGTAAATCACAGGTCTGACGTTGTGTTTCATAGGCAACGCTACTGAATCCGCGCTCCATGCCCACATTGACGCCATTAATGGCCTGCTTCATATCACAGCAACACGCGGCGATTTGATTGCCGATCTGACAACCCATAGACTGCACGGCATTGATGATTTGCTGGCTCGACATCCCCAGCGTGCTTTGGATGTTGCACAGCGTAGACTGAATCTGCTGCGTCGAGCAGTTGAGCGACGATGCCAGCTGAGTGATCGCCGTGCCGTTTCCTTGAATTGCGTTCATGAGAAGTTCACGTCCGGCGTCACCGTTGAGCTGCGCAGGCAGACCGTTCGCGCCGTTGCCTCCGAATCCGAAGCCGTTACCGCCCCAGCAGAAGAAGAGCAGGATGATCCAGATCCACCAGCACCCGTCGCCGCCCCACGAACCGCGGTTGTTGTTACCGTTCATGAGTGCCGCTACGAGGTTGGGGTCCATGCCCTTGTTGCTCATCATGGACGAGACGAGAGCTGCGATGTCAAGGCCGCCACCCGTGCCGCCTCCATCGAAAATATAAGTTTTATCCGAACCCATTTTAAAAGATTATTGAATGATTGCCGCCCCCGTTAAGGCCGGGCGTTCACCTGTTGCAACAATGCAAAGGTGGCCGAAGGCGGCAGGCATATCAATTAGATGGGACGGAGATCGTAGGCAGTCTTTTCGCAATTAGTTCGCACTGAATTTCGAATATGGGATGACTGTACCGCTTCCGCTCGTCGAATTTCGAGATCATTTTTTCGACGGCTCGACGAGAGAAGCGCATCATGCGCGCTATGTCTGTAATATACATCCCTTTCTCATGGCAGAAGTGCACCAACATATAGCGGGCATCAACCACATCTTGATATTTATCCTTCGAAAGGATTTGTTCTTTGGTTATTTCGGTCTCAAATGCAACGCATTCGAGTATTTCTGCAAAAAGCTCTGATTTACGCATACGTTTCCCCGATAATTATTGTATATTTGTTATACCCCTGTATAAAAAGTTCCACCCCAAACGAAGGAATAGTCCTCGGCATTGGGGTGGAAACACTTATGTATACAGGGGTGTATGCTATAATGTCGGGGACTTTTTTATGCCCGTCCCTCAAGGCTCTACATCATATGAACCGGCGCGCCATCGTCAATATATTTTTACGGAATACGAATACAACGACGCCAAGGAGGACCCAAAAGCCGCGCATCTTTGTCTGCTGCCACCATGTCAGTCGGCGTTCCACTTCGACAATTTTTGTATCGGTCCTGTCTTTATAGACAATGCTGTCCCGATAAATCACTTCTTTTTCAAACGGCACCGGAATATCCTGCGGCTTGTTCTCCAGCGAGTGGCCCAGCGAACCGTCGTTGTTTATCCATGCATCCGAAACAGCTAAGGGCGTCTCCAGATGACTTGAAGTATCTCTGACTACTTGGCGCTTGCTGTATGGAGGTATCTGAAATCGAAGCGTATCCTTGATGTATATTTTATGGATGCGTGTTTCGATGCTGATGCTATCCTTTGTGCTTGTTGCTAAATGCTTGCATGGACAGCATCCTGCCAGTATACAAGCGAATGTTACGATAACACACTTCATGGCTTGTGTTGTTGAAATAGTTCCCAACCTTTATTGACATCGTCTATAACAGCAGCGACTCCGTTTTCCACGCGCGACATTGCGGCTACCACCGGGACCATGATATCCTTATTGGTTGTTGTAATCTTTACGTCGGGCCAGACTCCTGAAGAGTCTGCTACGGCTTTAATGTAGTTATCCGTATGATTCTCAATGGGCGGTGCGTAGCGACTTATCATATCACGCAGCGTATTGCATCCGTGCTTCAGCTGGTAGGTGTGGAGTAATACGAACATGGCGCGGTACCCCCATGCCATTGTCTTGAATTGTTTGAAGGCGCTATCCGTGGATGGAATTTCCCCCAAATATTTGATTTTGGACAGTCTGATATTACCGGGATTGTTATTGCGTAATCCTCTGCTCATTGCTTTGTATTTTTATGGTTTCGATAATTCTCCAGATATGGGAGGTTTTTAATAACCTCGAAGGACAGGACATAATACAGGAAGTCGAACAACTTGCTCTTTGGGAAAATCCGCGTCAGGTTCTTCAGTGTATTGACTCCGTAAAAGTAAATAAGAGCATATACGATGATAGATATTGCTGACATCGCTCCTTCGTGGTTATCGATCATATCTCCGATAATCAGTACAAAGGCGATGAGACCGGATATAACCATACCTTCTAAAATGCAGTTGAAAGCCTTTTTGAAGGCGAATCCTTCATGTTGCTTAAATACGCCCGCCGATACTCCGGCCACGAAATTAATGGCAAATACCAGCATGCAGGCGATGAGTATGTCGTGTATCGGGGCGATTGTGCCGAATATCGAGGCGAAGATACAGCCAAAGAGTTCCCGAAATTTGTCCATGATAAAATTGCCTTATTCTCTGTTTTTAAGTCTCTGTTCTTCTTCCGCGGCCCGCTCTTCGGCCCGCTTGGCTTTGAGCCGGGCAAGCGTCTGTTCGTTCTTGTTGTATTCCGCGTTGGCGGCTTCGTACTGCGCATAGTCTTCCGGGTAGGTATGCTCGAAAGAGATACCTTTCTTGAAACATTTGATCGCCCGGTCGTCGGACTGGGTCATGATCGCCCGCAGCTCCAGCTGGCGCGATTCGAGGATGTCGATTTGCTGTTGTGGTTCCATTATTCTAAATTTCCGATACGGGGCGTACAATGCAGGATGCTGGTTTCGGGTGGTTGTCGATTACCCAGCTTGCATTTCCGTACTTGTTGACTTTATAATAATATATATTACGATATTCGGAAGAAGATGCCATGTAGTCCGTTTTGGCGATCACTTTCCCCGACACGGACAATGTCCGATTGACCGGATCGTAAGGCTGCGCGAATAAGAGACCTTTGGCCATCAGCCACAGCTCCTCGGCCGACGGCAGCCACCATGCACCCGCTTCCAGCCCGGTAGTCATCCCCGCGACCTGCATCCCATAGGCGGCAGCTGCGGCGGCCGCCGGATAACACGGAACAGTCTTGCCGTAGAAGTCGGTTCGCGTTTTCCGGGCGAGAATGGCCGTATTGCTTTTGCCTTCCTGCAGGAACGCCCCGTAAGCCGACGGATATTGGGCCAAGTGCTCCCCAAACAGATAGTCCCGGTAGGTCGGATAGGCCGCAACCAATGCCGGGTTATCGGCCTCGGTGAAAACGCTTTCCCGGATGATCGTCGAGCTGCCCGGCAGGATATTGGTCCCTGTCGTGCCGTTCTCTCTGTAGTACTCCAGAAACACTTCGTTGTCGCATCCGGCCAGTTGTGAGCCTGCGCCATTTCTGCGGCGTATAGGAGCTGGTGTATTGGGCTGAATAAAGACGGGTGTACTTTGGTAATCGACATCTTCCGCATGCTTGGTTAGCGTGCAGCCTGCGGCGGATATTTTTTTATGCCCTTCAATACTGGACCACGCATTACACTCCATGACAATAGCATTCAGTTCATCCGAAGCCGTGGCTTTCCATGAATAAGTATTCATAATATCGGGGGTCGCATTGATCTGCGCTGCGATACTTGCGAGAGTTGCTCCGGCGGGATAGGTAAACTCGAAATCCGAGATATAGATATGTAGCGTAAAACTGCCGCCCGAAGAGAGATCGAAGCCCGAAAGCTTCACTTCATACGCCACTGCCCACTTGTAAAAATCCAGATGGCGCAGGGCAACGATGCGCACCTTGTCGCCCCGGCGGCCGTAGGCCACGGCCATCGGAACGAGTTCCGGCGGCAGCTGGTCGTAAAGCAGTGTCGCACCCTTGACGAACTTCAGCGTACTGTCCGTCTTGTCGAAGACCGCCAGATCGCCGGCATCCGCGGCATCCCGGCCGACAACGACATTCACCCCGTCGTAGATCAGTTCGCCGTCGTCTTCAACGTATGACACCGCCGACTGGGTTTTCAATCGGGAGTTATCCGCTTCATAAGCGGCTCTGTTCGCGTATTTGTTTACCTGAGACATAACGATTCGTTTTTAGTTGTTTTTCCAGTCCGAAACGGCATTATTCCCTACGGAGTGATAGACCGCATTGTTCTTGGTGTCGATGTAGAACTGTCCGGCCCGGTCGGGAGCCTTCGACGGAGCGCCCGCGCCCGTAACGACGATGTTGTTGCCGCCCCAGATGCCCAATTTCTTGACCTGCAGTTCCGGGATTAGGACATCGCCCGAAAGCATCCTTACAAGCAGCGATTCGAGCTGCGCGACGCGCTCCTCCAGCGTGCAGTCCGAATGGGCTACTACCTCAAATGAGGTTTTTCTCAACTCTGGATCAATTTCTTTGGCAGTAACGAACTCGGAGTCATTCTCCAGTTCGGATACTTTCGTAGGAATCTCCGTGCGGTCGGCTTTCCCTTCAATTACTTCCTGCAAGGTCAGCGTAAGTTTATCCCACGATACGGTATTATTGAGGAGCGTAGCCCGAATCTCGGAACCCTCTACAGCAATCTGTATTTCCGGACCAATGGACCCGACGTATACTTTCACGAAGTCCGAAACGGGGATCGACGAAATAGATCCATCGGCATTTATGAACTCAATGGCTCTTGTTTCTTCGTTATACTCAAGTCCCATCTGCTCAATGGGAAGGTCAACGATCAATTTAGCGCCCGCAATCGTTGTGAAGGTAAGCTCGTAGGTTTCGCTGTTGAACTCCGGAAGACCGACGCAGGTGTTCAGAATCTCCCTGATATCGGGATGGGCGGTAGGCGAGGTGTTATGCTGCTCTATCTGCCCGCTGACATCTGGTGTGGGGATGGCGTCAATGGCATCATCCGTGTATTTTTGTGCTGATTGAAGAGTAGTCGCGTCGCCGTCGGATATTGCCTTTCCCACTTCTTGCCCGAACTCAAGAAGTCCTGTTGCAATCTCTGATTTTGTCTCTTCTATGCGTTCATCGGTGTGGTAGTTGGCATCGGAAAGTGTTTTTTCAGCTGCGTCGGCTACTTCCTCTTTCGACGCCTTTTCAGATAATTGCACTCGTATTTCCGTGTCGTCGTAATTCGAAAGTCCGTCCAGCTTCTCCTTATCGTCGTCCGTATAGTCGTTTGAGGACAGACCTTTCCCTTCTTCTTTGTCTACCTTGCCGGCAAGGGCTTCATTAATATCCCCGATCTTATCTACGGCTTCATTGGCAGCTTTTGCGGCTTCATTGGCGGCATCGGCGGCATCTATGGGAGCATTTGCATACTCTTCCTCGGATATTTCTGCATCGGGATTGTGCTTCTTGTAAAGATCATAGGCACTTGGTCCGGGGAGGCCTACGATCAAGTCCGAAGAATCCAGATTGACAGTTTCCGTGGTCAGATTGTTGTCGTTGCCGCCCTCCATACATGTAGTAGGCACCAACTCAAACGCATCGCAATAATCGACGGCTGTTTGTCCGCTCTTATCTTTATTTTCCCACATGGTAAGCCGGTATGCGCCCAGCTGCTTTTGCATATTGCCTGAAATAGTGAATACGGCAATGTTCCCCTGAGGCTCGAAATGCAAAGGGGTTTCCATGCAGGAGGGAAGATGAAGGACCAAATGCAGATCGCGGCCTTCAAGTGTGACTTGCTCGCCATTGGTCAATATCGGCCAATGGATTTTGATGTCTTTACCTATACGAATACGCTTCACTTGCTGTTTTTTTTATTTGTAGTCCGCGGGAGATATTACGTCCTCGATCTTCAGGTTAAGTTTGCTCAATACAGCATCAATAAGAGGTGCAGATCCTAATGTTGCGACAAGACGCCCCAATTCGTGAGCTTCTGCCTCGGTAAGTTCTATTTCACCTTCCGATTCATATACTTTATGAGCGAGTACATGGCCGACAAAACCATAGGCATTTGCATATATGAGATTTGCAAGCTGCTCGCGCACATCGTGAACAGTGCATATTTTCTTTTGCATATCTGCAAAAATCTCAAGCCGTTTTAAGTTAATCTTCCTCATAATTTTGGTCGTTAAAATTGCATTATGCCGTCTACTTCTATCCCTCTATTTGAACATCACCCAGCATCCTACACTCGCGCAGTAGATCAGATTACGGGATTCTCGGTCAGTCCATGAGTCTGAGTTAACCCATGCTCCTTGAGTATATATCGAAATCTGCTTCCCGTTTCCGTTCAGTTGTACGCCTTTGGTTCCTATGTTTCGGATATAATAAAGTTGACCGTCTTGTGGATTGTAAGGGAGTGTGATAGTGCGCTTCCCGCCATCGCTATCCACCGCCACAAAACAATCCATATCGTCAAGGGTTACATTTGAAGATATTTTGCGATTATATAATCTTAATCCGCACACATCTCCCTTTCTCAAATACAGGGCATGATTACCGCATTTTGTACTTGGATTTAGCGGATTAGTGCCGAATGATCCTTCTGCCGAAATGTATATCCCGATATTATAATAATTAATATCTTGAGAAGATTTTCTGTTTGTATTTACTGTTAAAACGGAATGGTTAACCGCTCCCATAGTAGAAGTGGGATATGCCGATACGTCGAATGTATTTTTATAGTTGTCATCTATATTTTCCAACGTGATACGCGCAGCCGACATAAAAAGTGAACAGTCTTTTCCAGATGACGGGGATAAAGATGACTGCAACCAATAATCGTTGTCTATCGTGAAGTTGCCTATTTTACCGCTTGTTGCTTCTATTCTTCCTATTATATTCGCCTTCGTTGCTGTAAACGAACCGTCCTTAGCGACTCGGAAAGGCGCGTTGTCCGGTGTGTTGCTACCGACAAACAGAGGGATATCGCCGCCTACGAGTCCTGCGATGATGGTATTTTCGGAAATATCCGTTTTGGAGTTGTGGACTACGAACTCCATACCTTGCAGGAAGTTGATAACGGCGTTCTCGGCAAACAGTAGAGGCGTATATATGGGCACCATGTCGTTGAGCTGTTGCCAATATGTCGATGTGGTTCCCCCGGATGGTTTATTGGAGTTCGATGAAGTATGAGTCTGACGGCATTGGAATTTCAGTTGTCGATTATTCTCATATACAGTCACTATGTCTATGTAGCGCAGGCTGTCTGATTCTAAATCAGCGTCGTTGCGATATTCTACACCCGAAACCCATTCCGTTAGGCGGATAATGCAACCCTGATATCCGGGGTCTCCTTTGTCCCCCGGCTTGCCTTGTTCTCCGCTTATGCGTACCGGGTCGGACCACGGTTCCACAAGCTCGTCATTTGCATCTACTTGCGCTTTGGTCATCCATAGATATTCCCCGGACGAAAGCGCCGGAGGATTGTCATACCAGCCGTCCGGCTCTCTTACGTTTGATTCAATATCTGGGCCTATGCTATCGTCACTGCTCGATGCGTATTTGAAGTCGGTATATGGTCCGGGCTGGCCATCTTCGCCTGTAACTTTAATCGGATCGGACCATGTCAGGGCGCTTGCCTGTCCCGTGCTCCCGTTTATTGTAGCTTTCGACATCCACCAAATGCCGTCTCCGGAAGGAGCGTCTTCCCAGCCATCAGGAATTGGCTTTGTAGAAATAGGGGTGCCGGGTTTATCAATGCTCTTCTTGAATACATATGATGTCCAATCACCCGGCCTTCCGTCGGTTCCGTCGAAAGAGTATTTGGCCCACAATGCAGGTGTAGAGAAAGCGCTCCACTCTCCATTTACCTTGATGCGCTTGGACACCCATTCATATTGGTAAATGTCGTCTACGCCCATAGGATCATCCGTCCACGGCGCAGGCGGGTTGTCGTATTCTGCGACGCGGGGAACATCCGGGATATCGCTGGGATCGTCGGTTTTGGTACGGGTGAAAATGTACTCTACGCCTTCACCATCTATGCCGTCTTCTCCGTTGAAGGAGTATTTTGCCCATAGTGATGGCGTTGAGAAATCACCCCAGTGCCCGTTGACTTTCGAGCGCTTGCAAGTCCATTCGAAAGGATGAGTATTGTCCGGCCCTTCGGCATCGTCAGTCCAGCCATCTGGCAAATAGTCATCTTCATCTTGAGATGCCGGCGTAGCGGGTGCTGTTTCCGAAGTCGTGCGGGTAAATATCCATTCATAGTCTGTTCCGTCCACGCCCGGCCTTCCGTCGGTTCCGGGTCGGCCGTCGGCACCGCTTATTCGCGCCGGATCAGACCACGATTGAACAACGCCATCAATCACCGATCCGAAAGACACCCACAACGGAATAGTCTTGGACGTATTATACGCAATACGAAATAAGCCATAGTCGCCATTGGCATCACCGGACGAGTCTTTCGAATATACTACATTAACGAAATGACGTCCTGCGCTTGGTGCTGTGACGACGACGGTAGTAGATACGCCGTTCCCTGATACTTCAGCTTCGTAGGTGTCGGAGTCTGCCGTATTGACATTCTGAACATTTATTTTCCCGACCGCTAATTTGTCATACCCTTCCTCTGAATAAGCGGTTATGTCCAATACCAATGTCGCACCAGCGCTGAGAGCATCGAATTGTATTTTGCACGACACCGTCGAATTATTACCTTTTCCAGCAAGTTTATAGAACACACCATCTTGGGTAACATCCCCTTCATTATCCGCATCAATTATAATGTTGGTTACGTCGGTAGATGCACCTGAATCGCCGCCTTCGGGATATTCGAGACTCCACCCGTCAGGAGGAACAGTGCTGCCGGTCGGAAGTGCCGGTTTTTCATTTTGCTGCTTGTAAACAGGAACTACAGAAGACAGTGGGACCTGCATAAGAAGGACCCACGCTTCCGATGATGTAGATGGCTCTGATTTTGTCCCATCGACAAGACAGCGCCACTTGGCGTTATTGTGATATACCTCGTCGTTTTTATTGTATGTCTCCGACGCGAGCCACTTTCCTCGGTCGTTGATTGTCGGTATTTCCTCCCCGCCGGGCGTAAATTGATGGATGACGCCCGACATGTAGATGTTATTGAGGTAGGCCGAATAGCCTTTCATATCTATCCCGAATACGGACAGATTGGACAGGTCGCCGTACTGAGCTGCGATGTTGGACGATATGAATTCCCAGTCGGATACCCCCTTCAGATAACGCTGGTATGTCCTTGTTTCGTAGCGCGATGTCTGCCGGGCTTCATTCGAGAAGGAGCCATACCCGACAAATGTCATCGAGGGAGCAGGGTGGTATTGCTTCGGGTAAGCCGCAGAGACGGGCCGAAGTTGGTATTTGAACGTCTTGTAGGTCGTGGTGTCCAACTCTTCGGTAATGCGGAAATAGCACGTTGCGAAGCCGGCAAAGCGTCTGTTGCCTTTGCTGTCATCGTAGTCTTCCGTTGCATTATCCGAGGATTCGGAGCTGTGGAAGATACCCATGCAAATATCACCGACCCGCGGACTGCCTATTTCGCCTTCTTCGAGTTTGAGCGTGATGGTCTTGGCTTCGGTATCGACGCTCTCGATGATCCCGGCGCTTGGAGCAAACCATGTGTCGCCCATTGTAATATCGACCCGATTGTACCTCAGTTCAGGAACCTCAAGGAATCCCCGTAGCTTGAGGCTTTGCATTTCGGCATTCCCTTTCTTGTCGATAAGTCCGCCGATGCCGGTAATTCCTGTTGCGAAATCGCCGAACTGCGCCCCGTCCTCAAAAGTCATCTTGCCCTTAAAGGTGTCTGGGAATTGCTTGTTTGCAAACTGCCACAAGGCGCGTTTGGCCGAATAAGCGTTGTAATCTTCGGCCGCAGTAGAGTCGTACCGGGTGATGAGATATATTGCCGCTCCGGAGTCTGTAACGCCTATACGTTGCGAATACAAAGTAGCCTTGACATCCGATTCGATGCTGCCGATGCGGGAGTAAGGAGTATTATCGCCGATTGTGTACGTGGCGATATATTCGTTGTAGAGTTTTTTTTCGTATCCCTGAATTCGGGACAGACGTCCGTTTAACCCAAATCGAGGATCGACAAGAAGCACAGCCTGACCGGCATCGTAATTTTTTTTGTTTACCGTGCAATATACCGGGTTGGTCTCGCAGGTATATACATCCGTGTCGCTGCTGTTCTTTGCGGCGTATGCTTTTCCGGCCTTCAAAAGCTCCTCTTCGGCCTCTTCGATTCGTTGCTGGGGAAGTTTTACACCCGTGAGTACGAAAGTATCTCCCGGTTCGGGATGAAGACTTTCATTGGGGATTATGAGTTGGCTTTCTCCCGACGTCTCAACTTGGGCGATGATCTCAAATTTCTTGTCAAAGCCGTCTTCGGGTTTCCATGTTTCAGGTTTGTAATTTATACTTAATTCAAAATTACGCCCCATGAGACTTCCGCTGGTGAACGTGGCCCCCAGCGTTTCGCCTTCGATCATGTCGGACGGCAGGAACGGCGAGTCCTTGCAGTACATGACATAGGCCTTGTCTGTTTGCCCCTCGATGATCTCCCGATCAACGGTCTCAATGCTTGTGATCGTCTCCGTGTTCTTGGGGTAGATGTCGTCGAAGAAAACGACCTGCTCGACAATGGCACTTTTGTCGAGATTCGGGATGGCGTCTATATATCTCTGGCCGTTGGGAAGCCTGAGTCGTATTTCTGAAACATGGTTGGTCTCCCCGCCCTGCGGAGCCTGACCATAATCGCTGGTAAGGTTGCGTGTAGATCCGAATACATAGAACCGGGTGCCATAGCTGGAGTCGTCGCCCTTCTTGGCGGGGATGCTCTTGACGACATCGCCACGCTTGAATTCTTCGGGTGTGCCTCTTTCCAGCTTTCCGAAGTTAAGCGACACTAAATCTCCGTTTTCCTCGGTCCACCATTCGACTTCGAAAGTTTCGGCGATCGTGTTGAGTATACCCCAGCATTTGTCTCCGTTGAATGACACGAGTTTTGTCGCCTTGGGATTCTCGATGTCGATGGTTCCTACGCTCCAATTTTCGACGCCAAGATGTTTGTTCATGTTGGCCACGATCAGGGCGCCGAATGATTCGAGATCGGTGGTGTTGTGGAATACCGCTTCGGGATTATCTCCGCCCAGCCAGAAGCATACAAAACGCTTCATATGGTTCTGCTGCGCCTCGAACTTGAGCGTGTATTTATATCCTCCGGTCTTGTTGTCGAACTCCGGATATACCGGGGCCATTATCTCGAACTTACGGCCTTTGTACAGTATGTATGAACCTTGCGGAATTTGAATGTACTGAAGTTGATTGAAGGGAAGCTGAATGTAATAGTCACTCATGAGGGCATATTTGATAATAGCCTCTTTCGTGACCGGAGCATCCAATATCTGTATTCCTAACGGAGAATAAATTACCATCTGTCGTTTGCCACTTGCATCGTCACAAGCTCAAGGCAAAGGTTTCGACAGTCACGTGAATTACCAAACTCTTTAGAAGAAATGTGGTAAAAAATTTCTTACTTTGGGAAAAACTGAACGAGAAATGAAAACGATTGAGGAAAGAGCAAAAGAATACGCCGAAAAATGCCACTGCCAGAACACTGAGTGGGGATTTATAGCTGGCGCACAAGCCGAACACGAACTGCTGACGCGCTGGAACGACCCGAAAAAAGAGTTACCTCCGATTTACGAGAATGTCATGGTAAAATACAAGGCTTCTAATGGATGTGAACATATTACGATTGCGTGGCGTTCGGCTGGCGATGCAGGAGGATATATTTACGCCATCAGCGGAACCGGCGTAACTATCAATAGCCAAAATATTCTTGGCTGGCGGGAGATTTACGAATAAGATATAGTTTGTGAAGAATGGAATCGTGATTTGCCAAGAAATTTGAAGTGAAAAACAAAAAAATAGCACAAAGAATCCCCGACCTTTTGGCCGGGGATTGCGTCAATGAATGAAGATATCAAATACTGTTAGCGCATTTGTTGATCCTTGAAGATAAGTCAAGCAAGGCATTGCGCAGGATTTCTTTCTCTGCATCATCGAAGTCGTCCGGTTTCCCGTTGTTAATGCCGTCCATCTTATGGTAGAGCCATGACCGCGATTTACCGAAATATTTTTCAGATATCTTAGCCCAAGACACATCCAGCAGAATGTCCGACATCTTCTGTTTTACTGTCTCCCGATTTTGTTTTACAATGATTTCCATATTTGTCTTTTTGTGCCCTCGGCCAAAATGGTCGAGGGCTGGTTATTAATCACGTTCTAATAATTCTTGGAGGATCATCTCGATATACCACTCTTGTTCTTCTTTCCCGTTAGGGTAGGCTTTGTGATAATTGCGTATAGATTCGATCAAATCCCATTCTTTTTCTGTTAGTTCGACATTCATATCGTTTATTCATTTGCTGTACTACAAATATAATACACTTTTGCGTATTATGCAAATGTTTTGATGATAAAATCATAAAAAACGCCCCGCATTTCTGCGAGGCGCCGGCATCGGGGAAGTATACAGGGGCTTATCTTATCGCTGCCATCTTCTTCGGGGTTTGGACCACCTCAAACTGCCTTGCGAGGAAATCCAATCCTTTTTGCGTCACGAGAACCTTGATGACCGTGAACGATTCGTGGTTGTTTCGGTCGATCAATTTCTCTTTCAACTCGAAGTAACCCCGGTTAATATACTCTTGTTTAGGCTCATTGCGGTTGCAGAAGAATATCCCTCGCTCGCGGAGCCGCTGGAAGAGCGTGTTGCGGCCAAATGGTAGATTCAAAATCTTTGCCGCCTGCCCGACGTCGATCTTCTGGTCCGTGTCCAGTACCTTGTCCATCAGCTCGGCTTTCGGCGCGAGTGCGGCCACCTGCTTTTGGGCCTGCTCCAACTGTTGTTTCTGCCGGGCTATGGTGTCATTGGCGACCAGCACGGCGCGTGCCATTATCATTTCGGGCGTGTCCGTCTCTTTGGCCGACATGTATCCGCCAGTCTTGCGGATAGAGGGGAGAACCTCATCGCATACCCAGTCCTGAAACTGCTCGGCCTGCGGGAGCTTCGACCGCATGACAAGGCGGTAAACATCGGATTCGGGAATGTATTTCACCTTTTGAACCCCACCATCTGTAGGGGTGTCCATTTCGGACACCCCTTTGCAATGGGTGCGTATTGCCTTTTGATACTCTATATACCCTAATGATCTCGCTACATCATTCGCAAGAAACATAGGCTTGTCGTCGGACATGATGATACGTACACGCCCGAACTTCTCGTTATTGAAAATTTGTATGCTGTTCATGGCTGGTCTATTTACATTGTGCGACATTCGTTCCGCGGCCCATCTTGACAAGAATAAACGGGTCGATCTCTTTGATTTTGTTGTGGGACGATTTTTCAGCGCCCAGCAATTCAAGGTAGTAGCCTTGTAGCTTGACATAGGCATCCATTAGATTGGAATAGCGCTCTTCGGCCTTGAAGTAGGCGTTTTCGAAATCCCGTGCTTTTCGCTCGGCTTCGATGCAGCGAGTTTGATAATCCGTTTCCGGAAGCGATTGTTTTTTCATAACTGTAAGCATTTAAAGTTTTTTATAGGCATAGGAAAAGCGGCTGCCATTTTGCGCTGCTTACAGTTTGATGAACAACCCCGAAGAGCATTCAATAACTACGCAAAAGGCAACCGCCTATCGTAATGGGCATAAAAAAAGCCCAATATGATTGAGCAACTGACCGCGTGCTCTGCGAGATAATTAAGTTATCAAACTGTAAGCGTTACAAATATGGGAAATTATTTTTAATTCACAAGGGCTTTTGCACTATTTTTTACATCAGGAGTAAATTTTACTTCCAAAATTTGGCGGGGGGGGGAATTTTATAATTTTGCGGCACTAACCAATACAATTAGGAATATGAAAAAATTCTTACTCTTCATCGTTGCTGTTGTTGCTTCAGGCGTTGCACACGCTCAAGGCTTTTCAAAATCCATTGAGATAGGCGGAATGCTTGGTTTGGGGACATATAACAACAAGTCGGCAGATGTATCGTTTATTGGCGGATATGCTTTTAGCCCCCGTTTTTTTATTGGCGCAGGCGTGGGATTTAGGTATACAGACGCCCTTTATTATCAATCATATACGCATACAAGCGTCCAATATGTGTCTGATACGTACGAAAGTCGGAGTCAGGAATATTTGATCCCCGTTTACGCTCGTATCAAGTATAATTTTTCTGACAAATTCGTTGCACCATTCATACAAGGCAACGTAGGTTATTCTTTTAATGTAGGTGGAAATACGAAAGCTGTAAAAGGATTGTACTTGGAGCCATCCATAGGTATAGATTTCAACCTAAAAAACAAACAAGCCATATATTTTACTGTTGGATATGCTATGCAACATAGTGAATATGTGGATTTTGTAATTACAGAGACCGATCAATCCCAAGATTATTATAAAGATTTAGCAGGAGCTATTTCTATAAAAATCGGATTTAAATTTTAGTCGCAAACCGAGGCATTTGCCTCGGTTTTTTATTTGTTCCATCCAACACAACGCATAAATTTCGTACATTTGTATCAAATTAGTAAGCGCTTGCTCGCATTGGAAAAAGGGGAATAAATTTAACGACACCAACCTATGACACAAAAACAAGCCATACAATTATTCGAAGATCGCAAAGTTCGCACCGTATGGGATGACGATACCGAAACGTGGTATTTTTCTATTATCGACGTAATCGAAGCCCTAACAGGGACAGACCGACCTCGAAAGTATTGGAGTGACCTCAAAAAGAAGTTACAATACGAAGGAAGCGAAGTGTCCGAAAAAATCGGACAGTTGAAAATGTTGGCTTCGGACGGCAAAATGCGTTTTACAGATGTTGCAGACACACAGCAACTTTTCCGTTTGATACAGTCGATACCATCCCCGAAAGCTGAACCATTCAAGCAATGGATGGCACAAATTGCCAGCGACCGCCTCGACCAAATGCAGGATCCGGAACTGTCCATCCAGCAGGCGATGCTTGATTATAAGCGACTGGGATATTCCGACAACTGGATCAACCAGCGGCTAAAAAGTATGGAGGTTCGCAAAGAGTTGACTGATGAATGGCAGCGCAGAGGGGTGGAGGGGAAACAGTATGCCGCACTTACGGATATTATCACGATGGAGTGGGCCGGACGTAATACGAAATCATACAAGCAGTTTAAAGGCATAAAAAAAGAAAATTTGCGGGACAATATGACCAACATCGAATTGGCCCTCAATACGCTGGCAGAAGCCGCCGTAACGGAAATATCTAAACAACAACAGCCAAAAGGATTTCAGCATAATGTCCGGGTAGCCAAAAGTGGCGGCAGCGTTGCAAAGGCAGCCCGAAAACAACTCGAAAACCAACTGGGGCACTCGGTAATATCTCCCATCAATGCAAAACAAGTCCTTGGGAATGTCCCAGACAATCCTGTATCCGAAACTGCCTATCTTACTTCAACAGAAAAGATAACAAGGCCCATTATTTGCAATGATTCCGAGGATATTAAATAAACAGGCAACTTGAATTGGTTAGTGAAACTTTGGCGGAACTTCAAGTGGGGAATAAAGCCACCGGGCCAAGACGACCTGCCGGATATCATACCAGTTATCAGCAGCAGTAAAAATAGGGGCACGAAATAATTGACAAGCCGGGACTATTTCCCGGCTTTGTTTTACACTACAATCACAGTTTCGTCTTTCTTTATTGAATACTCGCCGCCGATTCTTACGATATTGAGCACGGCGTAGTCTTTGGCGTTGATCTTGACCCGTGCGCCGTGCATCAGGATTATCGTATGGATGAATTTAGTCCCTGCCGCTTCTATAGTAGCATCTGTATCTCCGACGATACATACGCACTCTTTACTTTTGAGCGTGATATTTCCCGCATCTACATATACTTCCAGCCCTTCTAAACTGTCTCGATTCTTTCTGAACACTTCGACCGAGGGAAAGTTGTGGTCTTGGCAGAATTCGATTCCCTGCGGCGTGAACATGAGTTTTATGAGTTCGGGGAAGTCGTGAATGCGCATTACCTTCCTGCATGCTCCGCCACGGAGAGCGGAAATCCTGATCTCTTCCAGATTTTTATTCGAGTGTGTCATTATGCTTCTTCTTTATCCTCGCCCCTGTCTGCGGGGTTTGGCTCGTTGAACTTTACTGTTAATTGCGATGTCAGGCGGTCGCCGGATATGTTGTAGCTGCCTGAATTACCTGCGTATGTCAGGTGGTATATTTCATCACTTATTCCCGGTACCGATATATCTACCTTACCTAAGTGTAGCATCCGGATAAAAGTATCGTAGTTTAAAAGGTGCTCCTCCGGGGTTTCTCCCGTAATTATAAAAGTCAATGTTAAATCCCGTGCCGCCAATTTGGGTTTGTCGGGATATATGACCTCCTTGCCGTCTTTCTTGGGGTCTTCGTTTTCTACGAAGTCTTTCAGGCCGGCAGGGGATTTTAACCCGGCAATAAACCCGGAACCCATTGCAACGCCCATTGTGTAGGCGTCTGTCCTGTTGATGAATAAATCTCCGATCATTACTTATTTGTTTAATTCTTTCGTTAGATAAGATTCTGCTGTATCAATGACATCATAGCCTTTTGAGCTGACGAAAGAAGCGTAGAACATACCGTCGGCAAATACAATGCTGGTGCCTGCTTTGTTAACTTCATTAAGCCATTTCGTTATCGCGGCGGCGGCCTCGTCTCCGTAGTTCATTCCGCTTATATAGCGTCGCTTTTCCTTGCCATCATACGTCACAACATATCCGAGCGAACTGCGAAGATTCCATGTGTGATTTCGGTAATCGGCTTCGATCTGCTGGAGTTTAACCGCTTCACGAGCCTTCTCATCCATGAAATCTACTACCTCGTCTTCGATGCCGTCGATAAATTTGGTCAGGTCCGATATGTCCTTTTCAATTTTCATTACAGTTCACTTGTATTGCGCTTGATCGCCGCTATGTCTTCCCGAATTTCCGTCAGAGCAGCCTTCATAACAGCTGTATTCCCGTTTATTTCGACGATCTCCATGTAGGTCATAACAGCGTACCGGAGCAGCTCATTATCCACTTGCACGCTTGTGTATATGGCCGTTTCGATATTTCCGATGGAGTTCAGCAGCCCGATAATAGATTGAGTTTGCATCATCACATATCCTCGGATGTCGGTAACCTTGCCTTGAATGTCCGTGAATCGGCCGTTTAACTCGTCGCCGGTATCTTGAGACATGGCTTTAAAGCCTCTCTCCGTGGCTTCCTGCTGAGCAGCTCCGGCATTTCCAAGCAACTCTTTTGTCTCGGCAGGAAGACTATCCCAAATGGCTTGAAATTCATCTCCAACCTTGTTGAGATCGTCCGCAAATCCACTCATGGAGTCTATCACATTGTCAATACCGATGAAGACGCCATCCTTAAACCATTTAGATTTATAGCGGTTAAATACCTCGCCAATGCGCTCTTCAAGGAATTTGGAAATAATCATTTGCCGCATAATATCCGCGACAATCTCGTCCACCTTTTCGCCCCACGCTTCGGCCGCATTCTCGCCTTCCATAAATGCGTCTATAAACGCATCTCCAAGTTCCTTTGCGATTTCTTCCGCCGTGCCGCCAATAATGGTTTCGACGACCTCGTTAATCACTTCAGCGGCTTCGGCTCCAAGTTCTTGAATCTGGCGCTCCCATTCTCTAATTTTTGATTTGTCCGTTTTCTTCTTGTCGTTCTCCGCATTAATCTGCTTTTGGAGCAACAATTGTTGTTCTGCAAGATTGTTAAGTCGCTCGCGGGTGTCGCCAAATTTATTTTCACCCAGAAGATTGCTATCTGTATATTTGAGGTTCGAATAAGCATCGGCTATACTTTGGATCGCCTTTTTTTCTATTTCAGCCTCTTTGGAACGCCTGATAAAGGATCTCTCTACAAAGTTGCCTACGTCTTTGTACGCGCTCATTATTGATTTCGCCGCGTTATTGTAGGCGTCCTTTACATTTTTAACTGCATCGAAAGAATTTCGTTGCAATCGAATGGCGTTGGCATTATCCAATTCCCATTGCAACTGCTCAATACGCCCTTGTAGCCTGTCTATTTCAGCCTGCTTCTCTTCGTCATTGTTGAATAGACTTGCAATTTTAGTAGCGACACTCAGTACAGCCTGAATGATGGCGAGAATAACGGAAGCCCTCTCTACTGCCTTTATTGCGTTTGCAGCCGTTGTAGAGGTTGTGGTTATGGCACTGGCCGATGATTCAGTAAGGGTTACTATACTGCTTATCATGCTCGTGGCTGTTGCCGCGATCTCACCTGCAGCACTGATTATTTCGCCCGTAGTGCCTCCTACGGCGTCGCCAATATCTTTAAACCCATCTGCAATGTCTCCGAGAGTCTTTTCCAGCCGTTGCCATTTCTCGATTGCATTTTCTTTGGGAGATGTTTGCGTATTTGATGCTGCTTTATTTACCGCATTAATTTGTGCCTTGGTTTTGTTTATTTCAGCGCGTAGTTTCTGGGCCTGCTCTGTATCGGATGAATCCAAGGCATTGTATTCCGACTCAAGAGATTGTAACGATGCTTCGAGTTCGGTTTTCAGTTCGGCTAATTTGTCTTTAGTTTTATCTGTAAGTTCTCGTATCCATTCCCCGGCTTGCACTTCGATTTCCGCTATCGCAGCATCTCGTTCGGCTTCGAGACTCTTTCTTTCCCCGACGGTCCCTGCCTCTTCAATCCTTCGGTCGTAAATGTCTTTTGTGGCTTGTAGCTTTTCGCGGAAGGTGCCGTATTTTTGCAAGTATCCATCCCAAGACTTTATTTCTTCGTCAAATTGCGAAGAAATGTCTTCTGGAGATGTTTGTCCAGAAAGTAGTACTCTACCTCGTTCTTTGCCGTGTTGAGTCTCGTTCGCTTTGTTCAGAGCTTCGATTTGCGCTTGCTGGTTTTTAGTCAGCTCTCCGTCTTGAAGTCGGCGGATTTCGGCTTCCGCCGTCTCTATGGCTCGCGCGCGCCTTTGGTAGTCGCGGTCTATTTGCGCAAGTTTCTTGGCCGTGCCGTCTTTCATGGAATCAACCTCGGCCTGTAACGCATCATCCCGGAGCTTTTGCAGTTTTTGATTGAGTTCCTTTAGGTTGCGCTCTTGGTCGGATGCGGCCTTCTTTGCCGCGTTTATGGCTTCATCACGGGCTTTTTTGGCCTCTGCGTTGAGTTCTTCCGGGGTTAGGGTAGTGTACAGCTTTTCTGCCGCCGGAGTTAATTTTTCGATGCCGGCATTTATCGCCGCAATGAAGGCATCTACATCTCCTTCATAGCCCTCGTTTATGCGCTTCCAAAGGTCATCACCATCTTTACTAAGATTTGATAGTTCGTTAATAAAATCACTCCTAAACTTCGTTAAGTTTGCTTTCGCTCTTTCAAAACTTGCAGATTCAGAGGTGAGAGAAAATGTTATTGGCCCTTTCCCTTTGCTGGCTTCTTTCGCTGCTGCATATGCTATTCTATATTCTTTTAGAGCAAGAGAATAGTTTGTGTAGGCATCGCCTGTTGCTTCAATAAGTTGTAAACTCTTCGAACTCTCTGTAATAAGCTCTTGGGCGGCCTTGGCCTGTGCGACCTCGATAATTGCATCCCGCAGGTCTTCATAGGCGCCGACGGCATTTCCTACCATAACCTGTTCTGCGGCCATATTGCCGAAATAGGCAGGGTAGATGTCTTGCAGCTTCTTGACGGCCTCGGCCCGTTCTTCATAGGGCTTGGACAGGTCAGTCGCGGCATTATACAGCAGGTTCAGCTTGGTTAATTCGGATTGCGCCGACACAGAGCCTTGAGCCATCGCGGAATTGAATTGCTCAAGAGCGGCAGCGGCGGTATCTATTGCTGTCTTGCCTTTAAACAGCGATGCCACCCAGCTTGTTATTTCCTTTCCGTAAAGGGTAAGTACGGTAACTCCGGCGACAAGCAGGGTCTGCCACGAGAAGATGGACGATGCGATCTGCTTCCATACGGGCGTGAATGTTTGCCCGGCTTTCTTCAATTCATCAACAGATTTCTTCGCACGGGCTATTTCATCTGCCAGCATCGGCAGGTTGTTGGATATGGCCGAAAAGAATATTTGAGGACCATACGCCAACGACGGCAATTCGCGGGCAACCTGCTGAATCTGGAATCCAAGCATATTGAATCCGGAAGCATAATTACCGACATTGCGGGTGTGTACCCCCATTGTAGCATCTAGTTCTTTAACTTTCGTATCAATGGATTCGATGTTTTTGAGCAGGTTTTGCCCCCAGCCGCTTGTTCGTTCGCTTTCATTCAACGAGCGATATACGGTGCGCATTCGTGATAATGCTTGCGACATTTCGTCAATGGATCCACGTGCGACTTGTTCGAACTTGATTTGATTGACTAACTCTTTTCTGGCGCGAGATATGGCCTGTTTGTATTCCTCGATGGATAGCGTAGCTTCAAGGCGGCTTGACTTCTGATTCTGCGTCAATTTCATGCCTTGACTCTCCGCTTTATTCAGGCTATCTATCTCCGATTTAAGACGCTTTATTTGAGCTTCGTATTGAGATATAAGGATGACATTCTCCTTTTTTGAAGCATTGACGGCTTTTAATTCTTCGATTAGCTCATGATACGCCGCCGTTTCGGCCTTGGCCGCTTGTGCTCCGGCTGTAGAGTCGCCACCCGTGTTCCCTATAGTGGCCGAAGCTGCTGTTTTGGCCGCCGCATCCATCGCCTGACGCTCCATTTGGGCGATCTTGCGCATGGATTGCTCCACACGGGCCTCCATTTCTCCGATCTTGCGGTTTATGACGTCGAAATCCTTGGTGCTGTCAGGGATGTCCGCCAGCACGCGCCGCAAATGCTCAAGCATGCTGATGAAGCTCTTGAGTTTGTAGGTTTCCGCATTTATTTTGAATGATAAAGCACTCATTGATGTATTTTATTACCTCGTCTTTTATTACCTCTTCTTTTGGCCATTTCGGCCCCCGATCCTTTGACTATCTTTTTCTCGTCGCCGACGAGCGCGCGGACCTTGTCCGTCATCATCAGAAGCATGGTAGGGTAGTTTATGTCCTGAAACGCCTCTTTGTAGGATATGTTCAGCTGGTCCATCATCGTCGCCATGATCCCGGTTATAGTGTTGTTGCCGACGGTCTCCGCAATGGTATTGCGCCGCGTCTTGTCAATCTTGACTGAATCGAACAAGTCTTTCCCCGACACTATTTCTGCTATAGCGCAGGTGGCGTGGGATATTTCCTCATAGGAGGCATATCTCTTGGCGTACCATAGAAATACCTTCTGCGCCCACTTGCGCCGGAACATAAGTCGCGATATTGTGCCCAGAGAGAATCTTTGCCGGCCTTGTATCGATACATCTATCCGCCCGGCAGCAAAGGCCCTTGCCAAGTCTTTGACAAAAGGCTGGTACATCCGGAATGTGAACATTCCGAGCTTTACCGCGACATGATGCTTGTTCAGCAGAGACCGGGCGACAATGTCCGCCGATTTAATCATGATCTTTGGATATGGTTGTCGCTAATCCTTCCATCACGGCGGCCACCGATGCAATGTCCTCCAGCGGAATCATCAGCAAGGTTTTCTGATAGCAGTCGAACAGCTCGGCGAAGGTGCTTCGCTTCATAAAGCGACGGCACAGGAGCCATGCCCTGAGGCGGTGGAATATGCTCCGGCTGCCCACGATTGCCAGCGCAACGCTGTAGGCCATTGCGGCTATGCACGCCTTGCTTTCATCCGGCTCTTTTTTTACGTCGATTGCCGTCATAATGCGGGTGGCGGTCATCGGCGACATTTTGTATATCGTGTATCCTTTTGAAGCGATACGTATGCTGATAAAGTCTAATTTCATGGTAATTGTTATAATGGAATAGGGGTGAGGGGCTTATGCCTCCCACCCCCGTACTTGAATGTTGACAGGTTGCTAAATGCCCTCCTCTTCGGAAGCATCGAACCAGTATTCCGAAGAAACCGCTGCGTTGTCGGGTTCGAGTGCCGTGGCCACAACGCCAATAGCACTTGCGCCGTCGGTCTGGGCGTCGCGTGCGATAACCGACGCCTTCGGGAATACGCAGTACTGATTGTCTTCGGTAAGGGCAACCATGAACTTCTCGATTATTACCACGCCCCGGTTGCGCTTCCACGACGTTGCGGTTGCGGTGCCGCCCATGAGGTCGGCCTTCGTCGAATAGTCGTATTGACCGATGGTGAAACTCATCTGGATATTTCCCATCTCGGTCGATTGGCGATATACGCCGTTTGTGAGCTGATTCCGGTATTCGGTGGTCGACGGCTCCTCCTCCTCGATACTCCACGTATCTTGATGAATGTTCTCGACCTGCTTGGTACTCTCGTCGCTCAAGAGCGTTTTGAGTGAAGCAAGGGTGACATCCGCCGTGACCTTTGCAGGGTCTCCGTAATACAGCTTTTTGATTCCTACTGCTGTTACTTTTGCCATTGTTTTAGTTGTTTTTAATGTTCAATACTCTGAATAATACCCGGATATAGACATAGTGGCATCCTGAGTTCGGATCTTCCTCGCGGCCGATATTTTCATATCTGTACCTATATGCGGATTCGTCGTAAGTGCCGTAGGTCCATTCCTTGAATCTGGCTTTCGCCGCTCGTTCAAGCTCGTCCAGACGCTGGAGATTTGCTTTTCCTTTAATATCGGGGACACATAAGTTGACAGCGATGAAGCAATCTTCCCAATACGTGGCGGGGGTTTGCGGCGAAGTAGGCACTACTACAATGCGTTCCGTCTTTATCCTACCTTCGGGCGTCGCCCATGAAGGAAATGCCTTAATGCCGAAGAGAGAACAACTTTGAATAAGGATGTTTTGTGCATCTGCGGTGGTTATCATTGCATAATCCTTTTAAAGCCATATCTTGGTGCTTTCATATCTTTGTCCGCTTTTGTAGAACCCCAATACGGGGTATGATACCGAATCTTCTAAAGTGGATCCTATTTGACTGCCATGCCGGTGATCGAATATGTTCCTGCCTCGATTGTCAATGATACGAACCTCTTCTTTTTCTTCAATTGGTTCTATGTTGGGCGGCATAATCACTTCATAAGTGTATTGAATAACTTCCCCATTTTGTGATTTGATGAATTGCGCTCTTCCGTTGTAATGGACATTGCATCTACCGACCACCCGCCATTTGTTGACGGCTGCATCCCATATCTCCAATGTATATGGAAATCGAATCATAGGTCCATAAAGAAGATTTGTGGTTCCGGGTCAAATTCGGCGGCAATATCGGTTAGGCCATTATCCTTTGCAAGAGCACAGATGCGCTTGCGCAACATATCCGTATCATATCCGAGGGAGTATCCTCCGTTGCCTTCGGACGAAAGAACGATGAGCTGTTTTAAAACGTCGATTGCTGCCTTTGCAACAGAAATCTTATAGCAAGGTGTATATTCGTCTTTTACAGACATCTCTGCGTCCGTGCAGGCTATCGTAATCAGATTATCGTCTACGTTGTAAGGATATAGCCGTGCCGATATTGCGTCGAAAACCGTCATGTCCGTATTTGTTAAGCGTTCATAGTGGACAGATCGAGAATAGCGATTTTGTTGGGTGCCGTGAAGTTCGGGATCCACTCGGCTCCGTATTCGTTAAAGCGGCCCTCTTCGGTTCGCCAGTTCGAGATCCACATACCACCTTCAAGCCGCGTATACGTCTTGTTCGGAACGGGATCGGAAATCTCGTACGGCTCGTGCCACATCATCTTGCCGATCTTGTCCTGCGGGAGCAGCGTAATGCGATTGTCCTTGAATACCTGCTTGCTCGTACCATCAGGCATCGCCACCATGTCGTCGATGATTCGGACCGGAGGCAGGCCGATACCCGCAAACACCTGATTAGTCATAGCGTCAGTGATGAGACCGCCCGAAAGAGCCATCTGTGCGCCACCGAGAATCATCTTGTAGGTGTTGGCGAATTCCTTGGCGCCGACAATGTTCTTGTTGAAGGTAGAACGCGACATCTCCATTACGGAGAACCGGCCCATTGTCGGCCGCAAAGCCTCGATCTGACTTTTCAGGTAGGTGATAAAGCTGTCCTTGTCTGATGTAGCCGGGGTAATGCGCTTGACAGGCAACTCCATGTCGAGCAACGTGACACCTTGCGGGTTATCCGCAAGAGTGACCGACGCTCTGCCGTCGGAACGAAGATCACCGACTACGAGATCCATGCGCTTGTGGGGCGCAAGGCGAAGCTGACGGATGTCGTCGTAGATGTAGTTGATGATGGCATTCATCGCGGCCGCCTGTTCTGATGTGCGTGCGGAGTTGAATTTGTCGATGAGCGACTTGATCATATCCAGACGGTCGTTATCCATCTGATAGCGGTCCCCTAAGTAGGCGACTTCACCGTATCCACTCCCCAATGACTTGCGCTCCCGGAGAGGTTTGTTGGAGTTGCGGTCGATGATTGAACCTGCCGTCACGCCTGTTACGGTTCCGAGATATGCTTTGAAGATTCTGGATTTGGTTTCCTCGAAGTCAAGATATCGCTTCCAGAATATTTCATCTTCTTGCAATGCTGTAGTGCGGTCGATGACCGCCTTGACGACATTGGGGTCGTTGAAAAGAATTTCGAGTGTTAATTTCATCGTTGTCGTAGTTTAGATGGTGAACAGGAAGCGTGAAGTGAGGGACTCTTTGTCTTTCTCAGAAATCGGAACGTATAGTTTCGACTCCCTAACCTCGTAGGCTCTGCCGATGGCCGTAACTGTCGCACCGGGTTCGACTTTTGTTACTGCATAATTGAGGAAGTTGGCAGTTGCCTTCGGCGTAGTCCCATCTGCGGCAACGGCCTCGAATAGCACGGCGTCGGCTTCTGCGGCGAGTGCCTCACTCATCGTAAGTTCGTCGTATTTCTCGTTGTTCGTGTTGATGCTTGAAACAGTTGCACCACTAGTACCATCACCTAAGTGCATGCCTTTGTAGGCAAGTGATCCTTTGGCAATCTTGATCTTTGTACCGGTAGTCACTTTTTCAACTACCTTGACGTTCTTAACCGCGGATGCTTTGCGCGTCTTCAGATCGACGTGCAGAGGCGTAAGCGGCATAAGCATCGTTCCATTCGGGACATTTGTGTCCTCGAAATTGAAACCTCCGGAAAGCCTGTAGACTGTGTCAAATCGGCACAATTCTTTCAGTACGTCCATCGGATTCAGGTCATAATGAAGTCCTGCGGGCATTTTTTTTACTTGTTTTGGTGTTTAACAATGTCTTCTGTACCCTTGTTAATCAGTTTGGCGATGTCATCTCCGCTATTGGGGATGCCGCCACCCTGAGCGGGCGCTTCGGATAACTCGAAACCTGCGTCAGCCAGTTCCTGTCTTGCGCTTTTGAAATACTCGTCGAGATCGGCGTCTTGCGCGATGTTTAGTTTGGTTGCGAATTTTTCAGGGATTCCGTACTCTTTGGCTTTTGATGCGATGGTGGCAGCTCGCTGCGCGGCCTGCTGGGTTTGCAACATTGCCGCTGCCTGCTCCTCACGGAGTGTTTTCAGCAATTCAGCCTTCATAGCTTCGGGGTCAAAGGGATTTCCGGGTTCGTTTTTTTGCTGCTCGCCCCCGTTAGCAGGTGTCGCGTTTGTCTTGTTGGCTTTGGCTTTCTCGACTGCCGATGTTACTCGGCTATCAATTTCGGCCTGCATTGCCGAAAGTGCTGACTTTTGCCCCTCGACTACTGCGTCAAGGTTCTCGTCAGTAATCAACCCCGTTGCGGCCAGCGACTCGGCTACCCCGTCGATTGCTTTGGAACTGAACCCCAAGCTGCTATACTTGGTTTTCAGCGCTTCAATAATTTTTGCTTTCATTTCAGGTCTATTGTATTGGATATGTCATTGTGGTCAAAGCATAAAAAAGTCTGTCGGCTTAGAAGGCCAACAGACTGATTTTAGTTATTAGTTGTTATTTCGTCGATGTCTGTTGCTTGATCCTCCACAAGCTCAAGGCAAAGATTTCGACGGTCACGTGAATTACCAAATACTTATGTAATTTTTTAATATTGGAAATTATTTTTATTCTTCCAATGCTTTCATGACACCTCCCTCTTTTGTGTCGTTACTTTCGATAAGTTTTATTTCATCATCCACATCATCTACAAGACCAGCCAGCATTACACCGGTTTTGAGCGAAGCAATGGGTTTTCCACATGCGTCTGTAGCATTTTTGATCTTCTCGGCTATATCGTCGATACTGAAAGGCTGTATCTCGGTTTCAATATCAATAGTCTCTGCAGCACGCATGTACTCCGCATTTAAAGATCCTACGGCAGAGACAAGAAAGTTGTATCTGCGCTGTATGTGCTCGCCGATTACTTCTGCATGATTATCTACAGCAAGATTAGTTCCCATAAATAGGAACTGAAACGCTCTGCCTGATGGAACGTCTCCAAGCCCTTTCAATGCTTCCAGCGAAAGCTGTGGAGTGTTGGTCAGTTGATAGGCTTTACTCCAAAGGCCATCAAGTTCCAACCGCACTGAATCACTTGCCTGATCCCAATTCAGATAATACACTTTCCCGCCGTTGGTGATCTTTATCATCCTGTTTTTCCCTGATTGCTGGGGAGTGCCGTGTATTTCACCTTCAAGAATAAGATATGGGAAGAAGCATCGGTCAATACAATCTGCGAAGTTAGACAAAAGGCGCTCCAAGCGTTCGCGGATAGGTTTGATGTTATGGCATAGAGTTTTGCATCTGTACGAATATATGGTAGGGTTCTTTGCGAATCCGTGCTTGAATTCGCCGACTTTGATCCAATCGGAATCAAGTCGCCACTTATACACCTTTTCATCTGTGACAGTCATGAAGTATTCTACTTCGGTTCCATCAACTTCTTTTACGGAGTATTGGCGACTTAAAGCCAGATAGTCGCCAGAATCGTCAAAAAGGGGGTATAGTTTGTCTCCCCTAAACGGCGACCATATTGCACAACGCAACTTGTATTTGGGTGATACACTACCCCCGAATGCTTTTTTCACCTGAGCCAGCATCTTACGCCAAAAACCTTCGTCCTTAACGGCGTACCAATATTCAGCAACTTCGGTCTCAGAGAGCCAAGAGCGGACGAGACGTTTGTTGTTGTAGCGCATCTTGTTTTTTCGGCAGATGCTGTCTATGATGTTGAGCAGCTCTTTTTCTTCCTCATTATTCGGGCTGCAATTTACCTTGGGATCCTTCCCGACGGTCCATGCAGTATGAATGTTCGTAATGTCTTGCTCTAAAGGCAACGGGATGCGGTTTGTCGGATTTACATCGTCTTTTTTATATTGAGCTGGGATGACTTTGCCTGTCTTCGGGTCCTGCTTGGCCTCTTCAACGATAACTTTTCCGTCAGGGCGAATTTCAGGATCCATTACATCGTGTTTGTCAGGGTCCCAATCTTTATACAATGTTTCTGCATCGGGCAGAGGAGTGCGACGGTGCTTGAGATAATCAATCTTTTCCGCTTCCGTGGGCAATGCAAATATTTCCTGTAAGGTCTTCATACAGTTTTATTAAAAATATCCTTCGTAATTTTTCACATGTTGAATTTTACCGAGTATCTTGCCGAGTACATAATATCGTACCGCATCGATTAAGTGGTCGGCCTGTCCATCGGCAGGGGTGTTTATGGGCCTGCCGTCTTTATCCTTCCCCCATACGTAATTTCGGAACTCCATGAGCATATTGTATGATCGTTCAGTTACGTATATTTCCATCTCAAGCATTTTATCAATGCCAGCTATAATCGACCTCCCGCTTTTGTCTACTGGATATATCATGATTCCAGCATTGGCGATTTCGTCAATTAGACGCGGATCCGCGGATTCAGACATGACTTGTAGATCAGGGACCTTTTTTAACTCGACAATGATGTCTTTTGTAAGCATATGGGTACGGTAACACAACTCGTCAATATACAGACAGTTATTGCCAATCATTCCACATTTTGCTATGGCCGTCGGATCATTGGTGTATCCGAAGTCCTGCCCGATAGCTACATTCTCGCACCAAGCAGGGAAATCCTTGATGATATGTATATTCTTAAATATCGCTCCTTCGGCGACGTCTTCCCATCGTCCCATGACAATGTGAGCATATTTATCGGGATTTTCGACTTTCATCCGTTCTACTTCCCGGATAAATTCTTCGCTCAGATTCTCTATGTTGTCCAAATATGTAGTGTGTATATGCAATACATTTGGATGTGTGCTTATTTGTACATCTACGCCATCATATTGGACGATCTTATGTGTCTTCTCAATATACTTGCGATAAATGAAGTGGTTGGAATCAGTAGGGTTCATAATAATGATAACCCTATTTTGGATTCCCTTCTGACGAATCGAAAGCACGAGTTTGTCAAAGTCTGTTTCGCTCGTCCATTCTTCGGCCTCATCACACACGAAAGTTGTGATTCCTTGTATGGATTTGAGTTTGGCCGTTTGGTTGCCGGATGATGTCTTGATACCCCGGAACAGCACCTTGCTTCCTGATACTGTATTTTCTATATCAGTCTTGGTAGTATGGAAAAAATCGCTGGTGCCGTCAGCTTCTATCTTCTCTGTAAATTCCGGGATGACAGATATGGCGGCAGATGTCATTGTATAGCGGCAATACAGAATAATATGCCCCTCCTCGAATGTTAGGCGTTCAACAAAGGCGCCGGCATTAAACGATTTCCCGCTGCCTCGGCCGCCGGTTATCAGAATGATAAAATGCTCGGTATCGTCATAAAGAGGAAGATATATGTCTTGCGGCTCAATCATCTTTTACGTATCCGATCTTTTATCCATTCTCTTACAGGGATAGAACCTTTAAATTCAATCGGACCCTCATTCTTCCCGGTAAGCGGTTGCGACGCTTTGCCGAAAAGACGGTCGAAAAGTGAATCAAGGGTGTTGGTGCGTCCTATATTGGCATCCTTAACGACTGCTCGAACTACTCCGACAATCCAAATCGGTGTATTCTTACTGTCGGCGAGTTTTTTGAGGTTGTCAAGGGGTTGTTCCAGAAGGAATTGGATTAGTTTGAAATAATCCTCTTTACTCAATTCTGCCTTGGCTTCTGTGCCGAGCAGTTTTTTGATATGGTTATATAATGAAGACTTCCGGCCGGGATTTTTAGGCTGGTTGGTGGTTGAAAAGCGATTGCCTTTGCCTTTTATATGTTCGTACTCTCCTGCCACAACGCTTGTTTAACGCTTGTTTTTATCACTTTAACTGTCTATATCTGTTTCCTGTATCTGTGTTTCTGCAAATATTCATATTCACGGCGATCTGTTGTCCAACGTCCAGCATAGCCTCTATAAAATGTATGAGTTGTGCCATCGCCCCAGTTAAATTTAACCACATCTTGCCCTTTAGACTCTGCCTTTCGTAATATATGGTTTAGGTCGGATTGTCTCCTCTTGTAGAATTGCAATGGCGTTTCATTTGCTCTACGAGCTGTACCCCTAATTCCTCCACTTGTTTTCGCCATGTCAACTTATGGTTATATTATATCTTTTCTTTAGTAATCTACGCGCTGCTTGGGTCCCTTCATTATCCGGATGGCCTCTTGCTACACTCAATAAGGCTTCCAGTTTGGTTTCGCGAGGACTCTTTATTTTGCCAGCTTTCACCAGATTTTCATATTCGGCTATGGCAGAAGCACGTCTTTTGCTATATTCATTACGAGCAGCCTCGGCCTCTCGTTCAAATTTTTTACGGCCACGGGCTGTCATTCGTACGCTCCGCCATTTATCATCCATATAATCACTGATTGGCGACCGAAGCCCGCGTTTCCCCAGATACTCATCAAGGGATATTTCTTTGGGGTATTTATTACCTCTTATCGAACCGCTTGTTTTAGCCATTTCTTTTTGCTGTCATTAATTGTTCGACATACACGAGGCTGTTAGATGCACAATACTCTTGCACGACCTTTCCGCCTCCGTAAATGATAAGGTTCGGTGTTTCTTTGCCTGAAATATCTTTTGCTATCAGATGCTCTGCTTTCAGATATTCGAGGCGATCGGCATATCCTCGCGTGAAAAACGCATTATATCCATCGGGAATACCCATGCGATTGTAGTCATAGAATTTCCGAGAAACATTCAAGTCAGCATATATGAAAATACCGCATTCCTGAAAGTAGCGGGAAATCCACCGTTTTTTATAGATCTGTTGTAGCCCCCACGCTATGGGGGTTGTGTCGAATAACGACAAATTCGGCTCGACTAGCGCTACGCATCCGCTATTTAATACCTTTGTCGGGTCCTTCCATATAGCTTCGAAGCGATAATCGTCTACGTAGAAATGGTAGGTGCAAACCCCCTTTTTTTGCCGCGACTCGGCTCCATAGGGGGCAAACGGAAGTTGCAACTTTCCCGCTTGCATATCGAGGCGCAAATTAGGAATCTCAAAAAGGTTGTTGCTCTCGTATAAGCAGTCGGTTAGCATTGATTGATAGAAAGCGTTCCGATCTTCATTATTTTCGGGAAAATTGTCTGCTCTATTATCCGGTGTATGCTCGGATTTCACTCCCTTAATCTCTTCGTCGAATGCAGGCATGTCAATGCCTATCTCCTTGAAATCGAGATCTCCCCATTTATCGTCTTGCAATGCCTCGAAGTCCCATTCGCCGTTGTTAATATTATCTCGCAAAACGATGTCATTTTCCTCTTGTTCGTCAAGGTTATTATAGATAATAGCTGGGACCGATTTAAGCCCTAGTTTTCTTGCAGCTTTAAGTCGTTGATTGCCGCATATGACAATCTCTTCTCCTGTTCTTGTGGATATGGCAATAGGTCGATGCCTCCAGAATCCGTATTTACGGATTGAAGCCATTAAGCGTTCCATGTCCGTCTTTGATATGCGCCTAGGGTTACCGGGCAACAATAGGAGTTCGGAAACTTTACGAGTTATTATATCGCCTACATCTGCCATGTCATTTTAATGGATCATGTTTGTTTATGCCTTCATAGGTTCAGAGCAAAGGTTGTTGCGGTCCCGTGAATTACCAAAAGGCGGAGTGAAAAAGTTTTTCCCGTCCATATGGTGTTGCGCCATCTTCTGGGTATACTTGTTATCTGTCTGTATCCCCTGCCGTTTGGCGAGTATTTCGTGACGAATAAATTTCTTGCAGCGTAATGCCGTTGCGTTTATGGCGATCATCAATTCGTCACGGTTCATAAACAGCGTGATGTTGCCCCTGTCATCCTGTGGCACCAATCCTTTTGCCTTTCGAGTCATAAGAAAAAAAAGTCTGCTGGCGCAT